AATTGCACCAGTGAAAGGCTTTTAGTGCTACAGTATAAAATGGTAGATGAGTGGCACGATTTGAGGATTTTTCGCTCATATGAATCATTGAATAAAGCTATTGAGTCCGGTCGTTATAATCGGCCTTGCTGTTGCTACCGGGTAATGGTGAGAATCGCCACGTATGTTGATATTGCTCCTTATGAGCATGGACCTTATTGTTGGGAGGGCAAGAAATGAGCATGACCTTTCAAGAGGCCCTCTCCTCTGGCTGGACCCTTAACGGGTCCGCTTGGGCACGGGGCTATATCAGCAGGAAAGCGGATCCGATGAAGCAGCCCCTCCATATGGGAGGCGGCAAACGTGCAGGGCTTTGGTATGTTGATTTACCGGCGCCCAACGGGTCCACCCGGTATCATGTGCGGCAGTATCTGAAGCCCCCAAAGGGCTTGTTACCAGAATAAGGAGGTGATAAAGAATGTCGAGGAAATTTGAGTTTTCATATCCCTATGCCGCATATCAGGATATCTCGCTCATGCGGGAAACTCACACCAGAAAGGAGTTACTGGAGGAGTATAGAAAGATGCAGAAAGAAGCCAATAGGCGTCTGAAGCAGCTTTCCAAGTACAAATATACACAACGAAGTGAAGCATACCGGTATAATAGGGACCTATACAAGAAAAGCCCATCCAAGATGAATAAGACCCAACTGGCGAAGCTCATGCAGCAGGCCAGCCGGTTTTTGGCATCACAGGCGTCCACCATTAAGGGGCAGAGGGAGCGACGTGCTCGGCTTATCTATACGCTGAAAGAGGAGTGGGGGCTCGACTTCGTTAATGCTTCCAATGTGTCGGGCGTAATAGAGTTTTTGGAAGCGGCGCGGACCAACCTGGGTGCCGGTAATTACAATATGACAGAGATTGAGGCTATGTATCGGATGGCAAAAACCGAGAAAATTGATATTGGCGCAATAAAACAGAATTTTATCGAGTTCTATGAGAAAATGAACGATGATCCCAATTTTGAGAAGTACAAGCGTGAAGCGGAGGAGCGCTACAATCCGGATAACTATGATTGGTGATCGTTACACAATTAAAGACTTCCCTTTTGATAAGATCGGAGAGTGGGAAGACGAACCGCGTAGGCGGGGAAACCAGGGGACCCGGCGTCCCCTGGATTATCTGCACAACCTGTCCGCGTTCGATATTGAAACCACCAGGGATGCTGATTTGGAACAATCCTGGATGTATATATGGATGTGGGGATTTGAGGATATCGGCGTCCTACTGGGGCGGACGTGGGCGGAGTTCAAGGACGCCATGGATAAGGTGCGGGAGCAACTGCGCGGCAGGACCTTGGTGGTTCTGGTTCACAACTTATCGTATGAATTCAGCTATTTGCGGCAGGTGCATGAGTGGCAACCCGAGGAGGTTTTCGCATTGAGGCCCCGGAAGGTGGCAAAGGCAAGAATCGGCAACGATTTTGAATTCAGGTGTACATATATTCATAGCAATATGAGCTTGGACCTATGGACCCGGAAAATGGCAGTGGAGCACACAAAAAAGGATGGTGCTGAGTTTAACTATCTGAAGATCAGGTATTCTGATACCCCCATGTCCCCCTACGAATTGGAATATTGTTGTAACGATGTGCTTGGGTGCATGGAGGCATACCGGGCAGAGATGGACCGGGATGGTGATCTACTTAGTACCATTCCCATGACTTCCACCGGGTATGTGCGGCGCGATGTGAAACACGCCATGCGCCCCTTGATGAAGACCCTTCACAACATGGCCCCGTCATACAATACTTATAAGGCGCTTAGAGAGGCTTTTCGCGGCGGCTTAACCCACGCCAACCGGTATTATGCGGGAGTGATTCTCCATGATGTGCAGAGTGCGGACCGGTCCAGCAGCTACCCGGACGTTATATGCAATTGTGATTTCCCTATGGGGAAATTTCGGGCGGTGCGGAATTGTACCGCGGACAAGGTTCGCAAGCTGCTAAAAGATCGCAAGGCAGTGCTATGCAGGATCATCATGTATGGCGTCAGGTTGCGGGATCCCATGGATGGCTTTCCTTATCTGTCTGTTTCAAAGTGCCGGGGATTAAGAGCATATAATAAGAAAACAGGAGAACAGGCATCGTATTCGGCGGACAACGGGAGGATTCTCCGTGCTGATTTTCTGGAAACAACGGTCACAGATGTGGACCTTCGGATCATTTTGCAGCAGTATAAAATGGACGATTTGCAGATATGGGAGGCATGGTGGACCCACTATGGACCATTACCGGAACCGCTGCGCCTGACGGTATGCGAGTATTATAAGAATAAAACAGAGCTTAAAGACAAGGAGGACAAGGATGGGAAGGAGGACAAGGATGCAAGGCTACTGTACGACAAAAGCAAGGCCCTGCTCAATTCTTGCTATGGGATGATGGCCCAGGACCCATTACGGGATTCTATCGCATGGATCGCTGGGGCGTGGGAATTGGCCTATTTTGATAAGAAACAGGATAAATGGGTCATAGGCACAAAAGACCCGGAAAAAGCCTTATGGGATGCCCAGAGGAATGTATACCTTTTGTATCAATGGGGGTGCTGGGTGACTGCGTGGGCGCGGCTGCGGCTAATGGAGGGCGTGGCGTTGTGTCAGGGGCGCTGCGTGTATGTGGACACTGATTCCTGCAAGTATCTGGGTGACGTAGATTGGACGGATTATAACAGGAAGCGCATAAAGGATTCCGCGCAATCGGGAGCTTGGGCAACGGATTGCAAGGGAAAGAGGCATTACATGGGTGTGTATGAGAAGGAAAAAGGGTACAGTAAATTTAAGACCCTGGGCGCTAAGAAATACGCCTTTATACATGAAGGATCGGACGAGGTTAAAACCACTATCGCCGGTGTATCAAAACGGCTGGGCGGTAGGGAGCTACAGGCGGCAGGAGGGCTTAAAGCGTTTGAGGAGGGTTTTGTATTTTCCCTGGCCGGCGGTGCGGCTTCCTATTATAATGACAAGACGCCTATACATACGGAGAACAGGGACGGGCATATAATAGAATGGGGCCCGAACATCTGTATATCTCCTTCCACCTATAGCGTGAGTTTGTCGGAGGATTATCGTGAGATTCTACATGAAATATCCGCATATAGAGGATTGACGGGACCCGGCGGCGTATTGTATAATTAGGTATACCAGGAAGCGGGGAGGGATATTCCCATAGACTACACTGTTCCCCCTTGTTCGCGTTGTTGCTACAAGCTCCCCGTTTCCTGGACCGACAAGAAAACGATGTATGATGATCTCCGGTCTTTGGGGTGGTTCATAAGTAGGAATGAAGTATATTGTCCGGAATGTTGGAGGTTGATCAAATGGGAGTACATAAATTTGAGCATTACTGTACGGGGTGCGGATTCTCAATCATAACCGATTATGTATCATATGCACCCACCTGTCCCATCTGTGGTGAAGCACTGGGGCATAGAAAAGCGACTTCAACGGGCAGGAAGCCCGTGGAGAATAAAAAGCAAAGTGCAAAGGAGAAGTAACAATGGAAAAGAAGTTTGGCAGCAGAAAAGAAGCGGTGAAGCACAGTTTCACGGTGGATCGGGTTCATGTGTTCGAGGATGGCAGCGTAACCTTTAACATGATCGTGGACAACTATGTGCGGGTGTACGGGCTGAGGATCTATGACGGCAAGGACGGGAAGCCCTTTATCTCCTTCCCTTCCCGCAAAGGCAAGGATGACAAGTATTGGAACCATGTTTATTGTCCCCTGTCCTCCGAGGACGTGGAGGAGATCGCAAAACAAGTCGAAGAACGGATGGCCTAAAGGAGGACGCCCCGGAAAACGGGGCGTTTTATTATATGAAATTGTTTGCAGATAATGGATATCTGAACGTCCCCGAGATCATCGGGGCGGGGTTTACATTCAATATCATTCTATCCGGGCGCGGCGTGGGCAAGACGTGGGGCTTTCTTAAACATATGAGAGAGGAAGCAGTGGCGGGGAATGGGCGCTTTGCGTATCTTCGGCGTCTACAGACGCAGATTGATATATGTGGTAAAGAGGAGTTTAACCCCTTTAAGCGCCTGGACAAAGTATACCATATGACCACAACCGTGAAAAGTATATCAAAGTATTCCAGCGGTTTTTACGCGGATGATATGCAGCTTCTGGGGTACGGCCTGGCCCTGTCCACCTTCGGGAGCCTGCGCGGATTTGACGGGTCCGATATAACATCAATCCTATTTGAGGAGTGTATACCAAAGCAGGGAGAACACCGGTTGAAACAGGAGGCGTCCATGCTTTGTGACGCCTATGAAACCATAAACCGAAACCGGGAACTTGAAGGTGAAGCGCCGGTGCGTCTGTTCTGCATCGGGAACAGTAACAACACGGCGGCGGATTTGTTGGTGGATATGGGCCTTGTCCAGAGGGTGGAGCGCATGAAGGAGAAAGGTGTGGAGCTTTACCAGGACCGCAAGCGCTCCCTTCAGTTAATAGTTCTTGGCGCCACTGCGAAAGGGGAGCAGAAACGGGACACTGCGCTATATAAATTCCTTGGCGCGGATAGCGGGTATAGTGCCGCCGCCCTGGATAACGACCCAGAAGAAGAATGGGGACGGGTCAACCGGTCCCGTCCGCTTCGGGAATACCGGCCTATTGTAACGGTGGGAGATATCACGGTTTACGAGCACAAGTCGAGGTATGAGTATTATGTGACGGCCCACAGGTCCGGGGATCCGCCGCGATATGGGACAGGTCCCATGGACCTGGAAAGATTCAAGATCAAATATAAGGCGGATTTGTGGGCGGCCATGATGAAAAACAAAGTGGTCTATGAACGCACAAACGATGAAATATTGTTGACAAAATATATACAGTCTTGACTTTGTAAATAGTCCGTGATATTGTACAGATAACGGGGGCGTGGACGAACGCGGGGCCGGAAGCCCGTCCATGCTGTAGGCGTACAGCAAGAGCGCCCCCGTCATATGATAGGAGGTAAGGAACTATGGAAAGCAGCACGATTTATTGGATTGTGGTAGCGGCGTCAATCCTTGCCGATATCGTGACCGGTTTACTGAAAGCATTTTATACTAAGACGTTCAAAAGCAGCGTCATGCGGCAGGGGCTTTTCCACAAGCTGGGTGAGCTCCTGGCCGTTGGTATTTTGTACGGGGCCCAGACCGCGCTCCCTATGATCGGCGTGGACGCCCACCTTCCCCTATTTTCGGTGGGCTGCGGGTATTGCGTGTTGATGGAATTGGGGAGCATCATCGAGAATCTGCGCTCCTTTACTCCTGGCCTGGACCATATTCTGGGGAGGGGAAAAGATGGCGAACCTTCTTGAGCTCAACGAGTTCATACAGTATCTAAATGACCAGGCAAATATTTGCGAGGTCAACGGCGTATGGTACGGGCAGCCCTACGTCCGCGGTGGGCAGCACCTACACCTGACCCCCTCCAATTATCAGACCGTCATTCATAACAGGGAGGCCGATTCTGGGGGATATCCAGGCGGCGGTACCTATGAGCAGGCAGCGAAAGCCTATTGCAAGCGTCTATTTGATGCCGGTATGACGGAGCTATACGCATACGATTGCAGCGGCTTGGGTATGTATTGGCTACTGAACGTCAAGGGGTTTTATGGCCATGATATGAATGCCAATAATATGATGGGCCATTGTGCCCTGTATCAGAATCCGCCCCGGCGCGGGTGGTGGGTGTTCATGGTAAATGCCAATGGCCGCGCCACCCATGTGGGATATATGATTGATGATACTCATGTGATCGAGAGCGCCGGGCGAAAAACTGGCGTGATAATCCGCGAGTGGGAAAAGAAGCAAGGATGGAAGAAGTGGGGAATCCCCGATATCTGGAAGGGGGTGATCCCCGCGCCCGGTGACCCGTTGCCGGGCTCTACACCGATTTCAGATTCACAAGCAACTACCTCTTTGCCCCCGGTGGAGGTTACTTCTTTCCTCCGCATTAAAGTGAGAGGAAAGGCACGGAGATCGGTTAATGTCAGGCGGGGACCTTCAACCGATTTCCCGGTATTGTTCGTTGCTCACGGGGGAGACAGTTTCCCTCTTTTGTCTGTCTCCCCGTCCACCGGGTGGTACAAGATCGAGACACCCAAAGGTGATGGCTACATCACCAACAAGACAAAATATACAGATATGGAGGAGTGTACAACATGAGTCTTTCGGCCCTGGATATCGTGGCCCTGGCACGGGCGGGATTTAACGCGGAACAGATCGGCGCGATAAACGCGGAATCCACACAAGCCCCGGCGCCCACAGTTTCCACAGAATCCACAGAATCCACAGAATCCACAGAATCCGTCAACCTATCCACAGAATCCACAGAATCCACAGAATCCACAAACCTATCCACAGTGCAGGATCCGGTCACGCCGGTGCAGGAAACCAACCCAACTCCTGCACAGGAACCGGCGAAACCGGCGGCAGTTGCCGAAGATCACGGCCCAACGATGCAGGACCTTATGGCAAAACTTGCAGCGATGGAAAACAGATTGCAGAACAATGCAATCATGAACGACCAGCAGCCCGGACAGCAGGGCGCCCTCACCGGTCAGGACGTACTTGCCCGGATTTTAGACCCTAATAACGAATAAGGAGGAAAACAATGCCTAACGTAAACAGTAACATCATCTATCAGGCCGGGACCCTTCTCGCCGATGTCGTGCAGCAGGCTACCGGTCGAAAGGTGCTCACCGCCAACACGCCCGGTGAATGGACCAGCGTGGCGACCACGGCCTTGCAGGGCGGCGTGGAGCCCATTCTGAACACCCTGGCCAATATGTGGGCCCGGACCATTTTCAGCGTCCGCCCCTATTCCGCCAAGCTGCGCGGCCTGGAGATGAGCGCCGACCGCTTCGGGATGATGACCCGCAAGCTGTCCCCGGTGGTCAAGGACCCCGGCGACGATGCAGCCTATGCATGGCCCGTTGCGTATGACGCCGGTCAGACCCCGCCCAGCGGTGACGGAAACGCGGTTGATATGTACGCTATCAACAAAAAGAACGTCCTGCAAACCGCTTTCTATGGCGCTTCCGTCTACCAGGAGTATTTCACCATCTTCAAGGACCAGCTGGACGGCGCTTTCCGTGGGCCCGAGGAGTTCATGGCCTTTAATGAGATGAACCTGTCCGACCGCGCAAACTCCATTGAGACCTGGAAAGAATCTCTGAAGCGTTCCATCCTGGCCAACGCCATCCTCTCCCTGTCCGTGGAGAACGCGGCGGGGCGAGTGATCCACCTGCTCACCGAGTACAACGCGGCCACGGGCCTGTCCCTGACGGCCACCACGGTTATGCAGCCGGTTAACTTTATCGGCTTCGCCCGGTGGATGATCGCCCGTATCAACACTGTTTCCCGGCTCATGTCGGAGCGCTCCACCATGTTCCAGACAACGATTAGCGGCAAGGCGGTGGTCCGCCATACTCCCGCCCAGGACCTGAAGGTGTACATGAGCGCCAAGATCATGGACCAGATGGACGCCATGGCCCTTTCCCTGACCTACCATGACGAATATCTGAAGCTGGCCGATGTGGAGGGCGTTGCGTACTGGCAGGCCATTGGTACGCCCGAGAGCGTGACCGGTACGCCCACCTACACCAACACTTCCGGTGTAGTGACCACTCCCAACGCGGCTTCTACCGTGTCCAATATCGTGGGCCTGATGTTCGACCGGGACGCCCTGGGTATGGCGTCCATTCTGGAAGAAACTTCCATCACGCCCTTCAATGCGAGGGGCCGCTACTGGAATAACTTCTACCATAACAAGGTCAAGACCCGTATGGATATGACCGAAAAGATGGTCCTCTTGTGCCTTGACTGACACACTCCCTCACGGCAGGGCCGGGGCGTATCTTCGGCGCCCCGGTCCGTATTTTATAGGAGGTACGCGGATGAGCTTTCAACTGCATATGTTCCAATTTGAAAAACGGACAAACAGCACCCTACGCCCACAGGAGGAGGGGGATCTGTTCAACTGCAATCTGAATACGCCCACGGACCTGATGGAGCCCGTTTTCAGATTGGAAGACAAATGGCCCGACCCGGAGATCGACCACCCGTCCCTGATGTCCTATAACTATATCTATGTGGAAACATGGTTTAGATACTACTGGATTGATAAGTGGGTATGGAATAATGGATTTTGGGACGCCCACTGCCATATAGACCCATTGGCAAGCTGGCGGAATGAGATCGGAACTTTAGAGGAATATGTATTGCGGTCCGCTTCCGCCTCCGATCCCAATGTGGTAGACACTCTATATCCACTTTCAAGTGAATGTTCTATAAGTCAGGCAATGAGTACATGGGAAATACCAAAGGACCCTTTTGGTGCCTATGTAATAGGGGTTGTTGGTGGTGACGGCCTTGTACAATATTATTATATAAGCGCGGCGCGGTTTTCTGCTTTCGGTGCGTATATGTTCGGGGACACCCTATGGAGTAATGTTGTAAACGATGATCCCGGGGTGGTGGGAGGTAATATTCCCACCTTCATGAGGGCACAGTTTAACCCCTTACAATATGTTGTTTCCTGTATGTGGTTTCCTTTCGTAGTTCCACAAACAGTGGACCAACATGATATAAGTTTTGGTTACTTTTCGTCTGGTTTCCAAGCCCCCAAGGTGGTACGAGAATCATTCAAACTTTTTTCTGAGAAGTTACCTCTGTACAACCATCCACAGTCAAGATCGCGTGGAAGGTATTTACAGCTTGCACCGTTTACCCGTCTGCGTCTATCAGCTTTACCATGGGGAGAAGTGGACCTGGATACAACAAAATTTGCCAATCAAGAGTATATCAATGTGGAAGCATGGGTGGACCCCATAACGGGGACAAGTAAACTGTATGTATCCGATTCCGTCAATCAGGTTATATTAACACTTGTCGGGCAAATTGGAGTTACGGAGCAGCTATCCCAAGTGTTGAAAGATAACCTATCTACAGTAACTGGCGCCGCTTCTGCGGCTGCGGGGATTGTAGGTGGATTGATGAGTGGCGCTGTTCCCGGAGGAATTGCAACCGCAATTTCGGGAATTGGTACGGCAGCGGCCGCACAATATCCGGACGTTTCGTCCACAGGAACGAACGGCGCAAGAATAGCCGTATCTCCAACCCGTATCAAATTAACACAGACTTTTCAAAATGTAGTTGGTGATGATCCGGAGAACAGAGGGAGGCCATTGTGTAAAAGATATAGAATAAATAGGCTTTCAGGGTATTTAATGATTGCCGACCCTGATGTGCCCCTGCCGGCCACACAGGAGGAGATCGACAAAATCAAAGAGTATATGGCAAACGGATTTTTCTACGAGTAAGGAGGTGAGAAAACGATGCAGGAATATGGAGCCCCTTATATGTACGACTACCGCAACGCGGTAATATCGCAAGTGGAGCCCTCCACCGTCCACGCCCATGACACGGTGATATCGTGGTACTGGCGCCGGTGGTTATTGCAAAAAGCTATTTCCCTGTTCAACTGGACCCTTCCGGAAAACTGGGATAAAGACTATTTCCTTTATACCCTGTATTGTTGGGGATATGTGGCTATTGTCAAAACGGACAAGTATGGCGTGATTCCACAGGGGTGCACCCTGGGTGGGCTCAATGTATTTTATAGGCCCACCTATGCCCTTATCAGCAATCCCCTGCTTTCAGGCGTCTTGCAGCCGGTCATAGGGCAGCAGTGTACACTGTTCAAGCTGCGCCCAGACTATGCCGGGATCATGGACGTGACAAACCACTACGCGGAATTGCTGGCCATGTGCACCGAAACGATGGCCACCAACCTATACAACTCACAACTTGCCTATGTGTTCACGGCCACAGGCCGCGCCGCCGCCGAATCGTTCAAGAAACTATATGACCAGATAAGGAGTGGAAACCCGGCGGCGGTGGTGGACAAGGCGTTGATGGACAAGGACGGCAAGCCGACCTGGACAGCGTTCGAGCAGCATCTGAAAGAGGTATTTATCACGCCCGAATTGCAGGAGGTCAAGCGTCAACTTCTCAATGAGTATTTGACCTTGATAGGTATACCTACCGCGAACACCACAAAGAGGGAGCGCTTGATCGTGGATGAAGTCAACTCCAACAATGTGGAAACGGCTATAGATTGGGACCGCGCCCTGGATGATCTGAAAAAGGTATGCAAACAGACCGTTGAGATGTTCAAACTGCCCGCCGGGTCCCTTGATGTGGCATGGAGAGATATCGCAACACCGGAGGAAGCTACAAGGGAGGAGGTGGAAGCGAATGAGGGCTAAAATGAGCATAGCGGGTCTATATGAGTATGACCCCACTATCTTTGATAATTTCCATGTACCGGAGCGCATTGTGAAAGATAGCTTTGAACCTTATTATGATGTAGACCTATACATATCAAGGATCATATTTGAAGCGATGGACCTGGAGTTGGTATATCCAAACCCCGCCTATATGAAAAAGGCTATACAGACGTGGTCTTTGGGTAGACTAAATTCATGGAATAAAATAGCGGAAGCGCTATTGGCCTATTATAATCCCATCGAAAACTACAACCGGACCGAAACCTGGACGGACACCGACAGCAGGACGGAGAATTGGACCGATACAGACAACCGGACGGAAAGCTGGACCCACGGCAGGACAGGCACCGAAAATAGTACGGTTGACGTTAATCGCAAGGATAATCTCAAAGAAAAGACCACGGGGAAAACGGAAACTAAATCCGATTCCACCACAGAAGTAGACACCGAGGAAACCAACTCCGCGATGGCCTACAACACGGACACATGGAAGGACAGCACCAAAACTGTCACAGATTCCGATACCGGAGTGCTGGCCAATTCCACCGTGGACGTGGACACTACCGTGGACAATACCGGGACCCAGGACACCAAGACCACCACAAATGGAAGCACCAGCGAGAACGGCAACAGCACAGGGACGATTGGAGGGACCCTGGGGCGGACAGGAAGCACAGGCGGCAGCGTGACCCATACCGGGACAGTTTCGGGGAATATAGGGGTCGTAAGCTCTCAGCAGATGGTGACCCAGGAACTGGAACTTAGGAAACAAAACCAGTTAATTGAAATTGTGGTTCGAGATTTTATTGAAACATTCTGTATTCTTGTATATTAAAAGGAAAGGAGCGATACAGATGAATATATTTCCTTATTCTAACTTCCATGACCTGAACCTGGACTGGCTGCTCCAGCAGGTGAAGCAGCTTCGGACAGATGTGGACGGTCTTATTGGAAGTGCTACGCCTTCCAATAATACTCCGATAATGGACGGAGCAGGAGCCCCAGGAACCAGCGTGAATTATTCACGCGGTGACCACCAGCACCCCACGGACACCAGCCGAGCAAGTGCCACAGACCTGGCGAACGAAATCAGAGCCCGGACCAATAAGGACCTGGCCCTGGACGGGGATATTGCGGAGGTTGACGCCAAAATCCACTTTAGTGCCTCCAACCCCCTTATGGATGGAAGCCCCAGCGCGGGATTTTCCTCTGACCAGGCGAGAGCCGACCATATCCACCCAACAGACACCAGCAGGGCCGCCGCTGCGGACCTGACGCATGAGATCAACGAACGGGCCAACGCGGACACCACCCTGCAAAACAATATCAATGCGGTGGACGCTAAGATAGTCCTGGCTACCGGCGCCCCCTTGATGGACAGCAGCAGCGCCACACCGGGATCGTCTACCAGTATGGCCCGGGCGGACCATGTACACCCCACCGATACCAGCCGCGCAAGTGCCACGGACCTGGCAACCCTACAGGCAAGGGTAGACAGCTTTACTGGCTCCGCTATTGCATCGGACGCGATGCCCCAGATGGACGGCGTGGGCTCCGCGGGGACCGGTGGAAACTACTCCCGTGGGGATCATGTGCACCCCAGCGACACCAGCAAGGTAAATAAAAGCGGGGACACCATGACGGGGGATTTGAGAATAGACGGAGCATTAGTCCCCCTCCATGAGCTAAAGTTCATGCACGTCAACTCTATTGGATGGATAAGAATTGCAGATGTTCCCCGCGTCCCGGGGACCTGGGTACAGTTCGCAATAGTGAGAAAGGGAGACGTGGCGCCCTCCGAAATTCACACTGTCGAGCTCTGTATCAATCAAACCGGAATCACTTTCAAAAGAGAACAAAGTCTCAGTGATGTTCTCTATGTTGACAAGATAAGATACTCCGATGCTGGCAAGGTTGATATCCATATGGACCAGACCGATGCTTCGGATATCGGCGTGCGTCTTACCGCTGTCGGTCCTACGGAAAACATCACCAATAATATTAAACTGATTCCCTTCCAAGGCGTGGCCCCGGCACCGGTTGGTGAAACGATACTGCAGCAGTACGATTTTGTCGCGACCAGCCCGGAAGTACAACCGAATCAGATGCACAGCTTTACCGTCCCCGCGTCAAGCTCCATCGAAATCGATATGTCAGGGACAAGTCAAGCGTCGTTTTTGCTTTCCGCGTATGGTTGGCTCACTACATTCTGTGCATTGTACTACTGCGCTGGATATTTCAGCGGGTCCCGGTGTACGGCCACCGGACTTGTGACAGATAACCGAATCACGTTGGACTTTGCAACCTATACGAACAATTTTAGATTCAAGATAACGAATACCGCATCGGCTGAAGCAAGTATCAAGATCATGTCCTTTGACCCAAACACCGAATTCACTTTAGTATAAGGAGGTAAAACAATGCAAAAATATCATATCATTGAGTTTCAGGCGTACAACGATGGGCGATGCAACATTAAAACCCCGATAAATGGTTATGAGGTGAATACAAAGGCAGAGGAAGCCGCCATGGTTTCTGAATGGCTTGGTGTGTGTTCTGTTGCCGCTATTTCTGCTGTTGATACGCATACTGTCGGCATATATGATAGCGAGGGAAAAGTATACATGGATCATATAATGACATTCCGGCACGGGCAGAATAAGCAATAAACGGGACTATAA